TTTGGGGGTCCTCTTCATCTCGATGTGACATTCTTTTGTCCATCACCCAAGAGGACCAACCGCTGGGCACCACGCGGGGACATCGACAACTATCTCAAAACGTTGGATGTTCTGAACAAAGTAGTGTGGTTCGATGACGATCAGATTGTGAGCCTTGAAGCTCGCAAAGAGTACGCCGACGAACCGAGAATTGAGTTAGAGGTGATTGAGTTTGGGGACATTCAAGGGGCACGCTCCCTGTCCTGAGTGTGGGAGCAAAGATAATCTGGCAACGTATGACGATGGCTCGTTCTACTGCTTCACACCTGGCTGCAATCACAGATCTGGACGCACAAAGTTGGAGGTTCCAAAGGAGATGGTTGAGTTTGAATTTATGCCCCTGAATAAGCGTGGGATCAGTGAAGAGACATGCCGCAAGTGGGGGTATGGGGTTGGATCGCACAAGGGCAAGAAGTGCCATGTGGCGAACTACCGCAACCATCAAGGTGTGCTCAAGGCCCAGAAGCTACGCCTTGCTGACAAGCAGTTTGCTTGGGTCGGCGACACGAAGTCTGTTGGCCTGTTTGGTGAACACCTTTGGGAAACCAATGGCAAGCGTGTGGTCATCACTGAAGGTGAGATTGATGCTCTGTCTGTGAGCCAAGTGTTTGAGAACAAGTGGCCTGTGGTGTCCCTCCCCAACGGGGCCCAGTCTGCACAGAAGGCGGTTGCCAACTCCATTGAGTGGCTTGAGAGCTTCAAAGAAGTGGTGTTGTGCTTTGACATGGATGACGCAGGCCGCAAAGCTGCCAACGCTTGTGCTCATCTGTTGTCTCCTGGCAAGTGCAAGATTGTCCACGAAATGCCCGGCAAGGATCCCAATGAATGCCTGTTGTCCGGCAAGGTCAAGGAGTTGGTCAACTCTCTGTGGTCTGCCAAGACTTTCCGGCCTGATGGTGTGCTGAGTGGTGATGACATTTGGGACCACATGACCAAGGAAAGTGAATCTTGGAGCGTGGCCTACCCATGGCCCGGCTTCAACGGCTCACTGTTTGGTATGCGTGGTGGTGAGCTTGTGACCCTGACCGCAGGCACCGGCATTGGTAAGTCAAGTATCTGTCGAGAGCTGGCCTACTACTTGGTGATGCAGGGCCACAGGGTAGGCTACATCGCTCTTGAAGAGAGCATCAAAAAGACTGCTGAATCTCTGCTGGCGATCCACATGAACGTACCTGCCACGCACCTGCATGAAGTCAGTGAAGAGGACAAGCGGAGGGCGTTTGATGAGATTATCAAGCCGGGGAACTTGGTTCTGTACGACCACTGGGGATCTCAAGATCCGACCCGCCTGCTTGGTCAGGTCAAGTATATGTGTCGTGCTATGGACTGCCGGTTCATCTTCATTGACCACCTGTCCATCTTGGTCAGTGCGTTCGATGAGGGTGATGAGCGTCGATTGATTGACAGCACCATGACAAAGCTGCGGAGCCTTGTGGAAGAGACAGGTGTCCACTGCGTACTGGTATCTCACCTCAAGCGTCCCGATGGTCGGGGCCATGAGGAGGGGGCCGCAACTTCTCTGTCCCAACTTCGAGGATCACATGCGATTGCTCAACTGTCTGATGCTGTGCTTGGCTGTGAGCGGGACCAACAGGACGCCGAAGAAAAGAATGAGACACGGGTCCGAGTTCTCAAGAACAGGTATGCGGGCATCACAGGTGTCTGTGCTTCCCTTCAATACAACACATCAACGGGTAGGCTTGGAGAATATGCCGAGTGTCCAATTTGAAAGGTAAAAAATGGCAAAAGAAGAAAAAGTAAACGATTACACCGAGTTTGATGGTGTTGATCTAATGAACATCGCCATTGAAAAGTACAACCCAAGCCACATTTTTGGGCTCTTTTCTGGTGGTACTGACTCTCTTACGGCTTGTCATGTTGCAAGCCAGCACCCCAAGTTCTCTGGTTGTGCTCACATTAATACCGGGATCGGTGTCCCCCAGACAAGGGACTTTGTTTACGAAACTTGTAAAGAACAGGGCTGGCCCTTGTTGGAATACACCGCGAAAGATCAGGGTCAAGATTATGAGGAACTGGTGATGGAAAGAGGGTTTCCCGGCCCTTGGATGCACCGCAAGATGTATGCGAGACTCAAAGAGCGGGCCCTCAGACAGCTCGTCAGAGATCACAAGCAGTTCTACAGAGACAAGATCATGTTGATTTCTGGATGCCGCTCCGATGAGTCCAGAAGACGTATGGGGACGGTGACACCTATTGACCAACAGGGAGCCATGCTTTGGGTGGCCGTCATTCACAGTTGGTCTAAACCAAAATGTGTTGATTACCTTGAGGGTCACGGCATCCGAACCAACCCTGTCGCCAAACTAATTGGTAAATCTGGTGAGTGTTTGTGCGGTGCTTTTGCAAAGAAAGGTGAACTTGACGAGCTTCACGAACATTTTCCAGAAGTAGCGGAACGAATTATGGATCTTGAGGAGAAGGTGCGAGCCAAGTTCCCATGGGCTTGGGAAGATCCAGGCCCGCCCGACTGGTGGAAGCAGAAGCAAGAAGGGCAAGAGTGTATGTTTGATATGACCAAGCCCCCAGGTCACATGTGTTGGGGTTGCCACAAAGGCACCTTATGAAAGTTGATAGATCACACACAGAAGTCAAAATACACAGAGTCAAAGACAAACTGGACCGACCTGTCCGACTTGAAACTGAGATCCCACGTTCGTACACTTGGGTCGCCAACAAGTTGGCTGAGGATCCTAATATTGGAACCAAAGTGACCCGACAGGCTGTTGAGATTGCAGAGAAGAGAATCTTTGCCAAAATCATTGACGCCATCATCGCCGACCCAGACCTCTGGGATTATTTGGAGGACAACAACATTGTATGAAATCGTGTTTGACATAGAGACAAACGCTATCACCGACTGGGACAACCTATCGGATCTGAAGGTAATCCACTGCTTGGCCTTGAAGGTTAACCACAGTACAACTGAGTTGTACAGTGACAGCTTTGACGGCCCCAACAAGATTAAGGATGGCATCCGAAAGTTGCAAATGGCTGATCGTTTGATTGGGCACAACATCAAGCGGTTTGATATACCTGCGATTAAGAAGCTTTACCCTGACGAAGAGTTCTATGACTGCCATGTGATTGATACATTTCTGGCTGGCAAGATTGGGCACCCAGATGTTCTCAACGAGGACTATCAAAATCAGAAGATCCCCAAAGAGTTGTGGGGCAGGCATTCGCTTGAAGCCTGGGGCCTTCGTCTTGGTTGCAAGAAGGATGACTTTGGCAAGGAAACAGATTGGTCAGTGTTTACCCCAGAGATGGGTGAGTATTGCAAGCAGGATGTGGATGTCAACGCCAACCTTTGGATGCACCTCAAGGAGTCTTTCAGTTGTGATGCGTACGAAGTAGAAGATGGCTTTGACAGTATCATTCGTGAACAGGAAAGTCACGGTGTTTACTTTGATGAGCAAGCGGCCCAAGGGTTGCACGCTGAGTTGGTCGGAGAGAAGAGCAGTATCGAGAGAGAGTTGAAGAAGGTGTTTCCTGCTGGAGAGACACCGATGAAAAAGCCTCAGTATTACTACCACCCTGCCACTGAGGATCGCTATGACACCAAGGGTGCAGCACCTACGGCTGTTCGTAAGGAGCTTGTGGCCGGCCCACCAAAGGTTAAGGTCACACCATTCAACCCAGGCAGTCGTGTGCAGATTGCTGAGGGACTGAAGCAGCTTCACGGTTGGAAGCCAAAAGAGTTCACGGCTGATGGGCGGGCGAAGGTGGATGAGTCTGTCCTGACATCTTTGGACTACCCAGAGGCTGAGACACTGTGTCGATACTTGACTGTGAGCAAACGCCTTGGTCAACTCAGTGATGGCAAGGAGGCTTGGCTTCGGGTTGTGCGTGATGGCAAGATTCACGGTCGAGTCAACACTATCGGCACCGTGTCCTCTCGATGCACCCACAGCAAGCCCAACTTGGCACAGGTTCCCAGTGTTGGTGCCCCTTGGGGCACAGAGTGCCGAGCACTGTTCGGGCCCAAGGCGGGCTATGTTCTAGTTGGCTGCGATATGTCTGGGCTGGAGCTGAGATGCTTGGCCCACTACTTGGCTCGGTATGACAAGGGCGAGTACGCCAGCGTCATCGAGCAAGGTGACATTCACCAGTTCAATGCTGACAAGATGGGTGTCAAACGATCCACAGGTAAGGGCATCATGTATGCCACTCTGTATGGTGCTGGTGATCTCAAGATTGGGTCACTGGTTGGCGGCGGGAAGAAGGATGGTAAAGAGCTTCGGGCCATGCTTGAGAAAGGCATACCCGCATTGAAGCGTTTGAAGAATGCTATCAAGAAGCACCTCAAGAAAGAGAGTTGGTTGCCTGCGATTGATGGTCGTAGGTTGCCTATTAGATCCGAGCACAGTGCATTGAACCTGCTTTTGCAATCCGCAGGGAGTATCCTGATGAAGAGAGCAACGGTGCTGATGCACGATAGGTTTGGATCTATGGACGTACAACAACTGATGCACATCCATGATGAAGTGCAACTACAAGCCAAAGAAAGCGAGGCAGATTATGTCGGACAACTTGCGGTACACGCCATGCGTGAGAGCGGTGAACACTACGACTTCAGATGCAAGATCACTGGAGAGTACAAGATCGGACGGAACTGGTCCGACACCCACTGACCTGGCATATCTTGCTGGGTTGGTTGACGGTGAAGGCTGGATTGGATATTTGACAACACCAAGTATCCAGATTGATTCAGTGTCTCCGTCTTTGGTCACAACCCCCTCAGTGTTGTTTGGGGGATCTGTGTCAACACAGGAGCGAAAACACTCCAAGGTCTTTCGGTGGCGGGTGCATGGAACAACTGCTGTCGGTATTCTCAAGGCTTTACTGCCCTATCTCCGATATAAGAGAAGGCAGGCAGAACTTGTGGCTCGCATGAGTCGATATCCAACCAAGTCAGCGATGCACATTGCCATGCAAAAGCGGCTGAAAAAAAGCAGGGAGAGGAGATATTGATGGATCCAATTGACCTTGTGCCTACAGAGACCCTTTTGAGGGAGTTGCGTAGGCGATTTGACACCATGGTGTTTCTTGGTGCAGCCACCAAAACATCAGACATGGAAGACGTAACGGTATCTTTTGACGGCCAGTTCCACTCAGTGTTGGGGCTGGCCGAACTTGGTAAAACAGCAATAATGCAGGGGATCAGCGATGACTCAGACCGCCCTAGTGATTGACGCCGACATTCTCCTTTGGGAAGCCTGCATGAGCTGCGAGCAGCCCTATGACTGGGGAGATGATTTTTGGACACTGCACTGTGACGCCCGCGAGGCCCAGCAGAAGTTCGACAATGATGTGGCAACCCTCAAGGAAAAGCTCAACGCTCGCTCTGTGGTGATGGCCCTGAGTGGTCCCAAAAATTTCCGTAAGGAGGTGCTGCCAACCTACAAGAGCAACCGTAAGAAGACTCGCAGGCCGGTTGCGTTCCATGCGGTGAAGAACTACATCCGTGAAGCCTACCCCACCTACGAGTTTGAGAACATCGAAGCTGATGATGTCTGTGGGATGTTGATGACAGGCATGTATCAAAGTAAGTTCGACAAGGTGTTGGTCTCTACCGACAAGGATCTCAAACAGATCCCAGGTCTTCACTACAACCCCGGACACCCAGAGGATGGCGTGTTTGAGGTGAACAAGTTCGATGCTCACTACAACTTCTTGATGCAGGTTCTAACCGGAGATGCGGTTGATGGATATTCGGGATGTCCCGGTGTTGGGCCCGTTGGAGCAAAGAAGGTGCTCGATCCTGACCCTTGCTGGGTGTCTGTCAGGAACGCATACGATAAGGCTGGGCTGTCTGAGGAAGATGCCCTAGTTCAAGCTCGTGTCGCCTACATTCTGCGAAAGAGCGACTATGACCGCAAAACACAAACTGTCAAATTATGGAGGCCAAAGCCATGACAAGAGAACAACTACTACGCCTACACCAGATGCTGTGTAATGAAGCACAGTCTTTGATGAAGGTCAAAAATCACGATTACAGCGGCGGGAAGGATGCACAAGACCCATTTTTAAACTTCACACGAGTGGAGAAACTAGGGATCACAGACACTGAGCGAGGATTTATGGTCCGGATGACGGACAAGATGTCGAGGCTCATAACCCACCTTGACAACAAGACTTATGCAGTCAAAGATGAATCCTTCAAAGACACCATTCTGGACCTCATAAACTACAGCATTCTTATGTATGCCTATGTAAATAGAAAGAAGGGTGACTATGAGGAGTAAAAACAACCCCGTCCCCCGACCATCACACATAGATCAGGGTCTCATCAAGTGGCTTGACTATCACTTTCCAGAGAGATGCCCTGACATCGAGTGGTCAGATCGGGAGGTCTGGATGAAAGTAGGTCAGCGTAGCGTCATACGTTGGCTTCTCAATCACAAAGAAGATATGGATGATAACATCCTCAAGGAGTAATAATTATGTGTATTGGCGGATCAAGAGGCCCAGCACCCCCACCCCCACCAGCTCCCGTGCCTCCACCCCCACCTCCTCCCACCATTAAGGTGAAGCAGGCCCCACAGTTCAAGGTTCCTGAGAGAGCAGAAAACACTCAACTCAAAGCAGACAACCCTGTGGTGATGAAGCGATCCGCCAACCCTCGCAAGCGAGGTAAGCGAATGCTCACGATACCATCACAAGAAGAAATGAACTACTAATGGAATCACTCCAGTCGATCTACAGCAAGTGCGAAGGACACCGCTCACAGTTCTT